GCGCGGCGCCCACGGCGTCGACGATGGCACCCAGCGTGGCGTTGTCAACCGTGAACGAGAAGGACGTACTGCCCGATGCCGACAGAGCGCCGGCCAGGTTGGCCGCAAGGTTGAACGTGATCGACGTGGAGCCGACCGCCGAGACGATCAGTTGCCCGTCTGCCGGGTTGACAGTAATCGTGACCGTGGTGTCGCCACTGATGTTGCGCCCCGCCGCGAGGTTCAGCGTACCCGGCGTGACCGTCACCACCAGATTGGTGAACGACGACATCGCCCCCGGCTTGTAGGGCAAGGTCCATGACGATGGGGCGAGGTTCCCGCTGGGGATGCCTGCCAGCTTGGACGGGATGCCCTCGCCCACGGACTGGTTGCGCAGATCCGTGCGGCCCCACATCGGGCGCAGCGTGCCCACCGCGCCACCTCGGTGGCGCAGCGGCATCTGAGCCAGCAATGTGGTGTTCTGCTTCAGCCCCACGCCATCTCCAGCGAGCCGTAGAAGTTGGTGCTCGCCGCCGTGGCCGCGCCCGCGAAGTACAGCCATGTCAGACAGGCACCATCCATCACGCGAGGCAGGCTCGGGATCTGGTTCAACAGATCGCGCTCGCCCGCCACCGAGGCTGTCGTGATCGGCAAGGTCAGCAAAGGCCGCGCAAGGCACAGCGCCCCGGTGCCGGTGTTGGCCGCGCTGAAGGTGACCGTCGCCACGGTAGACACGCCCGTGTCGCCCGATGCCAGGGGTAGGAAGGGGCCGTAGTTGTTCGCTGCGGTGCCGCTGTGGCTGATGTGCGGCGTGATGGCCGAGGCGGTCATGGCCACGGTGACCGGCAGCGTGCGGCCCGAGGTGGGCGTGGTGTTGGAGTAGCTGACCGCGATGTTCTGCGCCGTCGCGCCTGCAGTGGCGGTCTGCACCCAGAACAGTCGGCACCCGGCCCCGTTGGTGTAGCGCAGGCTCGGCGTGCCCGTCAGCGTCTGCGCTGAGGTGGTGTTGTTGCTGATGCTCGGCCAGTAGCCTTGCAGGTCCACCAGCATCAGTTGTGCAGGCACGCCCGTGGCCACCGCCGTCACTGCCGAGACGTTCAGGATGTGCTTGGTGTCCGGGCTGACGTTGCCACCGTGCGGGATGCCGAAGATCTGCGTGCCGTTGCCGGTGGTTTCGTCGCAAGTGCGCCACGCCAGCGCGGTGCCAGCCCAGGCGTTTGCGACAGGCGTTCCGCCCAGGGCGCTGAAGTCGTACCACCGGCCCGCCGCGTAGGCGGCAGCGCCCGTGATCTTGTTCCAGTCGGAGCGGTTGAACTTGCCGCTGGTCATCTCGTTGATCAGATCATCCATTGATGAGAAAGGCATGCTTTATCCCCAGACAAATTGCACCCACCCGCGCAGGGGGGTGTAGTTGGTTGTGTTCAACAGCGCGATCATGTTCAGATACGCGCCTTCTTTGATCTCAGGCACGTTGGCGTTCTGATTGAAGAACGTCTTTTCGGCTTGTGTGTTGGCCTCAAAGATCTGAATCTGCGCCAGCGGCTTGACCAGCACGAAGTTCACAAACCCACCCGCACCACCCAAGAAGGTGACGCTTTCAATCGACCGGATGCCCTTGTCGCCACCGGCCATGGGCGCGAACGGGCTCACCGCCGTGCTTACGATGCTGTCGCTGCCTGTGTTGCCGATCAGGCCAATGTTGCCCGATGCAGTGACCCCGAAGGTCACTATGCGACCCGCCACACCATTGCTGTTGGTGTAGTTGACCGTGCACTGCACCGAGTTTGCAGTCGGCGTTGCAATCGCGCACATCAGCCTCACGCCATGGCCGTCTATGTATCTGGGCAGCGTGAGCGCGTTGTCCATCGCCTGCGGGTCGGCGTCATCGCCGTCAACCAGCGGGTAGAACATGAGGTAGTCGCACAGCATGAAGTGCGCCGGAACCCCAGCGCCCGCTGTGCCAATCGACATGGCGTGCAGGTACTTGGTCAGCCCGACTGGCGGCGTCGGCCCGGCGTAGATGCCCCGATTGCCCTCGCCGTAGACAGGTGTGGCCTGGAACTGTGCGCCGACGTAAGCTTGGTAGACCGGGATGCCCGACCCCACCGAGGTGTCCACCCAGCGCCCGGCGACGTTGGGGCCTGTGGTCTTGTAGAAGAATGACTGCCAGGTGTTGCTGCCATCCGCAGCATCGCCCAGCACGCGAACGCTATTCAGCGACATCGGGTGCCACCTCTACATGCCAATCCACCGCGCCATCTGGGTGCTCCGGGCACTGTTGCACCTCGTTGTCCACAAGCCCAAGGTCTCGCAGACAGTGGGCGCAAAAGTACCGCAGGCTCACATCAGTCCACGGTGGCGGTCATGGCACCAGCAGCAAACTGCGGCTGAATGCCGTTGCTGATCGACAGGCTGGCGTTGAGCGCACCCTTCAGCAGCAGGTTGCCGGTGCCCGTGGAGTCCGTGCCGATGCCGAAGTGCGTGGCCGTGGCGGTGCCCGCCGTACACTGACCGAACTGCACCAGCGCGGTGTTGGCGATGGTAGACACCGTTCGCGTCCAGCCGCCTGCCGTGCGGTTCACAGCCACGCGGGTGTAGCCGGTGTAGCTGATCTCGTTGGTGCTCTGGTTGCCCGCCTCGCCGGGGTCTGCACTGTGCAGCGAGATGTAAAACGAGCCTGCCGTGGCGCTGTTCTGCAGGCCTGCAGCGTCCCCGATGTTTGCCCAATCAACGTTGAGAAACAAGAGATCGAGGAGTGCCGCTTCGGCGGCGTTGGTCATGGACATGGTGTTTCCTTACGCCAAAAACTTGAGTTTGTAGATTGAGGACAGGTACTGTCCGACGATCTCGTCAATGATGTTCTGCAGCGGCGTGTCGTCCTTCTTGCACACGTCGTAGCGCATCTTTTCGACCTCGGACAGGGAGTCCTCCAAGAACTCCAAGATGTTGCCCGTCTTCTTCGCGCTCATCAAGGTGATCGGGCCGATCAGCCCGTGCCGACCCTGATACGCCTCGGCAAACTTGTCCGTCAAGTCCAAGATGTTGTCGTAGAACTCGTTGAGCGCCGAATGCTTGGAAAACGACTTGGTGCTGAGGTGGGTTGAATGAGCCACATCACGGGCCAGAAACAGCGTGCCTACGAAGTCGGCGCAACTCATACCGGCACCCCCATCGGCTCGCCCATCGGCATCTCAGCCGCGCGCTGGTTGACCACCATGTCGCCGACCGTCATGACGTCGCGCAGCGTCTGCATGACGACCTCCTGCACCTGTTCAGGCTGCATGCCCGCGGCCATTGCCTGCAGTCGCCGTGTCTCGGCCTCGTACGCCTTGACCTCGGCGTCCGTTTCAGCCTTGAACTTGTCGATTTCCAGCTTCTGGGCTTCCATCGACTGGTTGACGCGTTGCAGCATGCCAGCCATCTGCTCCATCTGAGCGGACATCGCCTGCATCTGCTGGTTGGCTGCTTGCAGCGCCGGGTTCTCGTCCGCGTCGCTCATGATCTGCGGGTCGATGGTCTTCTCAAACCGCTTGGCCAGTTCCTGCGCGCCAGGCCAGTCCATGTTCTTGACGAACAGGTCGCCCGCCACCGCCCACAGTTGCGGGTTGGTCTGCAGCAGTTGAGCCATCGCCTCCAGCGCCTCCTGACGCTTGGTCGCGTAGCCCGGACCCGTCACCACCACCACGTCGTACTTGCCGACGCTGGGGTTGTAGATCTTGTCGATCACGATGCCCTGCTGGTTGACGATCTTGCGCACCGGCTCAGGCTGCATGGGACTCATCTTGACCATGCTGGACTCGCCATCCTCGCCAATGATGCGAGCGATGCGTTCCGTGTCGTAGATCTTGGGGATCAGATCCACCAGTTGGCGAGTAACATGACGCACAGCCCGAGCCAGATTATCAACATAGTGGTACGTCCCTGTGTCGCCTTCACGCTGGCGGGCCAAGATGGCCTTGCCTGAGCGTTCGTTGCCTTCCAGCCCCAGCGATGCGTTGTACTGCCCCGTGGTGCCCTTGATGTCCTCTGCAGCCCCCATCTTGGCCTGAATCAGGCCCGTCTGGGCCATTGGCGGCATGGCGCGCTGCGGCAGCGGCAACGTGTTGCCCGCGCCGTCCGTCACGTCAGGGTTGACCTCCAAATACGGCCAGTTCTGGGTGTTTGCAGTCTTCCACTGCATCTCGTACCCTTCGAACTGCCCGCCGTAGCCGATAAACGGTGCTTTGGGGGCCAGCGCCAGCATCTCGGCCTCTTGGCTTGTCCAGTAGTTGTACATCCGCTGGGCGTCCTTGGCGTTGCGCACCAAGCCCGAGACGTACACCCGGCCATCGACCTCATACTCGTTGCCGACCACCCGCACCACGGGGATGTATTTGCCGGCCCACTCCTGCTCCTCAAGGATCTCGTAGCCGTTGATCTTGCACCACTTGATCTTCTTGCGGTCGGCCTGGCGCGAGCGGATCGGCTTGCCAAACATTGCCTTGAGTTCCTTGTCCTCAAACGACCCGGCAAACGCCGTCTGGTTGCCGGGGTATAGGTTCAGCGTGGCGGTGTCGTAATCGACGTAGAAGTACTCAGCGATGCGGATCGTGTCGTCGTTGATCCACTGGCTCAGGGACTGGTCGCCCACGCCCAGACTCATCAGCGTGTTGGCCGGAGATGCCTTGGGGTACAGCCGGTGGTACTCCTCGCGGGTGATGTCTTCAGTGATGAAGCACCACTTGGCGTCAGCCCCGCAGGGGTCTTGAATCATTGGGTCCATGTAGACCGAGAACGAGTTGCGCACTCGCCCAATCTTGATGTCCTGATCGAAGGTGTTGTCGTCGCAGTACTCGGTCAGGATGCGGATGTACCCCTCACCGAACGACACTTGGTTCTCGCAGGCCGTGTCGTAGGCGACATCGGCGTCAGAGATGTACTCAATATGCCGCACCACGCCGTCAAAGATCTCCGCGACCTCAATGTCGGCTTTGTCGTCAGCCGGGATTACTTTGCCGCTGGGGCGGTTTTGCCGCTGATCGTTGGTGACCTGCCGGACGTGCTGCGGCAGCTTGTTGATCGTCAGGCACGGCCTGGCGTTGATCGTCTGCCCTTGCACCGCGCCGCGGGTGGCCAAAACGTCTGCTGGCCACTGCCAGTGGTTGTCCGGACTGCCGGCGAAGAACTTCAGGTCGTCAATCTCGTCTTCCCGGCTCTCGCTGTAGGCAGAAATTGCCTGATTCAGCCGGGTACGGGCGGTGGCCAAAACGTCCGATTCGGACTTGTTCTTGCCCCCGCCGCCGTTGGCGACGGCTGCTGCGGCGGCGATTCCCGTGTAGTCGCTCACTTCTTACCTTTTATCGGTCACAGGTTTTGACTTTTGCAGCTTGCGCGCCATGTCAAGCAAGACGGAGAACTCGGTGGCCATTGTAGGGTCAAGGTGCAACGGTCGATCATAAGCGTCATCTGGCGTTACCGTAGCGCCCATACCCCAAGCCGGCAGTTCCCTATTGGTGGCGCGGTAATCGGAGTGTTTTTTAGCCCATGCGGGGTCTAATTTCTCGGCCAGCGCGCGCCGAGGAAGCGCCTTATCGCCGCGACCAAACGGGTTGTACGCCAACTTCTCAAACGCCTGCATAAATTGACGTTCCGCAGAAGTCAAATCGCCGCGTTTGTTCTTCAACTCGTAATATTGCGAGCTGATTTGGGTGTCGGCTGCGTGCGTCAGTTCATGCACGACGGTGCTTGGCCCTGAGTTGTAGCCAACCTTAACCACACCTGTTTTTGGCAATTCGCTGCCAAAAATTGAGTTTCTTTCAAAAACCCCGCTTGCGCCCCCTGTGCCGCCTCTGGAAATGGGTGGCATCATGCGTCGCGCGGACAAATAGTCCACCAACTCGCCGTATTGCGGGTACTCGGCAGATTCGCGCAGAAGCGACTGCAGCGGATCCGATTGACGGACCATTGCGTTTTTCGGTCTCGGCGCCAACGCGTTGTTAGCCATTACGCCCCCATCCAACTCGCCGACATTTGGCTTCTGTCGCGCATTGTAAGCGTTCTGGGGCGCTCCACGCGCTCTCTGGATGCCACAGGAAAGGCGAACGTGACCGCCAGCGCGTCTGCAGCGTCTGGAGAGGCCAATCCGCGGGCTTTCATGTCCTTTTTCGACTCCAGATAGAGCGTTCCGCTGCTGTCAGGCTTGGTTTTCGGCCCCGTCAGGTCCGTTTTCAGTTGCCGGTCCTCTTTGATGGCTGCAGTGCGCAACCAGTCGCGCATCGCGCCCCACATTTCAGCCCGTTTGTTGCCCCACATGACCTGGTTCTTGGCTTTCCAGCCAAAATTGACGCCGCGCACCTTATAACGCTGCTCGTTCAGCCTGTCAAGGATGCCGTACCCCAGCCCGCCCTCGTCCAGCACCGTCAGCGTGGGCTTGAAGTCCTCAATCGCCTCTATGACGTGCCCCACCACCGTCATGGTGTCGTCGCCGCGGTAGCGCCGTATCTCCACCAGGTCGCGGCCTTGCCTGACCACAATGACGGTGGAGTCCGCCCCGCTGCGCGCCGGGTCCACGCCGATCACGATGGGTGCTCCGGGGTCTTTGTACTTGGCTCGCTTGAACGCCTCATCGACCAGCCTTGGGGCGATAAACTGCTCGTCGCCCGTTGACGGGAACTCGCCGTAGACCTCAATGCGGGCCTGCGGGCTGTCCTCGCCGTACTCCTCAATGATCTGCTCGTAGACGCTCTTGTCCGTGTCCTCGACCGTGCGCGCGTCGATCTGCCGCGTGTTCCAGAACGCCCGCTTGGCGTTGAAGCACTCGTAGAAGTACCCTTGGTTGCGCCGCGGGTTGCTGAACGCCAGCCAGAACCTGTGCGGCGTGTTCTCTGTGAAGAAGCCCTGCGCCACGTCCCAGATCGTGTCCGGTATGCCGCTGGCTTCGTCAAAGATCAGCAGCACGCCGTCTGAGTTGTGCAGGCCGGCGTAAGCGTCAGGGTTCTCCTCCGACCACAGCCGACCCTCCGCGCCCCAGTACCGCGTGCCCTTGCGCAGATCGCGCTCCACGATCTCGCTCAACCACTTGGCCGGCGTGATCCGCGTCGCGCTGATCTCCCACCAGTGGTTGTTGATCAGCATTGCCAGCCACTTCGTAATTTCGGCCCATGTGATGCTGCGGAGCTGCGCCTCGCTGTTGGCCGACACGATCACGCTGGCGCCGATGCGCGTGGTCAGCATCCACACCACCAGCCAACTCACCAGCGCCGACTTGCCGATGCCCCGACCTGACGCCGTGGCCATGCGCAGCACTTGGTAGGCGTCTATCGTTTGGTTCTTGGCGATGTGGTCGCGGATGTCGCGCAGCACCTGACGCTGCCACCCCCGCGGCCCCTTGTGCTTGGCCAGCGGCGTGCCGTTCTCGCCCCACGGGAACGCGAACAGGACGAACTTCTCAGGGTCGTTCGCTATCGCCGGGCTCCAGAGCCTGGCCATCAAGCCTTGCTCTTGGTCCGCCGAGAACCGGGGCTCTTGCATCCGTCACCTCATGTACGAGTTCCAACACCCGCGACTGCGCTTGCTCAAGCGCTGCCGTGATGCTGATCTGCTGCGCCACGTCGATCTGTACCTGCTGCTTGGCCACCCAGCCGTGAGCGTGCTTCAGTATCTCAAGCGCCGCCTTGGAGTCGCCGTTCATCGCCGCCTCATGCAACACCGTGGACATGGCGATCTCGCCATCCGCGCGCCCCTTCTGCTCGGCCAACTCCGCAATCGGGTCCAGTTCTCGCAAGCGCCGGTACTCGCTCGGCAACAACCCAGCCGCCAGCGCCAGGTTGTCGCCCTTCAACCCCAGTTTTGCCGCGTCATACACGCGGTTCAGCACGGCCTCCGTGGCCTTGACTTCGCGGATGGTCAGCGGGAGCGACTTGAACATGGCGATCTGAGTATAGCGTAAGCCTTTTCCGTTTGTGTCTGCAAAAATAAAAATGGTTTGCGGGCCCTCCATCTTTGATCGCTCAGGTCGCCGGCCCTCCCCTCCCCCCTCTCTGGCGCCTGGCCGCACGCCGTCTGGCGCCTGGCCGCACGCCGTCTGCAGTCTGCCGTCTGCTAGGTCATTAGGCTACGCCTAGCCGGGTCGCTGCCCTGGGCAGCATGGCATCCTGGGGCTAGGTGATCTAGGCTATGCCATGCCATGCGCCTATATGGCCTATGGTTTGCGTGATGACGCGGGTTTGATGGGGCGATAGGCGAAATAGGCTACGCCTAACCGCGCATGCCAGCCGCCACTGTATGTGTACTGTATATATATACAGTATTTTATTTGTTTCAACCAAGAGTAGATGATTAGATGACCTAACTAGCCTAGCCCCCTCGGTAAGCCGGGGCGTCGTCACCGCCTAGCCCATGAGCTAACCACCCGGATAAGACAACCCCCCGGCACCACCTAATCCCTTACGCGCCAGTCAACCATTGATCGGCCGAAATGATGCTTTGAAGGTGTTAGGTCATCGGTTTAGGTACCTCTAGGCGACCCCCATAGCCTAACAAATTGACCCTACACTTCAGTAGGGTAACGACATTCCCTTACATTAGTGCTGTGTTCAACCCATAGCTTAGGTAGCCTATCATGCGCAAACCTCTCCCCTTCCATCGTCGCGTTGGTCGTTTCATTGATCGCAACCCGGGTCAAGTGTTCACCTATGCATTCGCCACTGTGTTCGGACTTGCACTCGGCACACTGGTTGCACTCGGTATCTGAACGGAGAACCACCATGAACACCAACAGCCTGATCGTCTATGACGGTCCCAGCGTGATTGACGGTAAGCCCATCATCGTGATCCTGACGGGGCTTGATCAGTCCAGCGAAAACGCAAAAACAGGGAATCTGGTGCAAAGCTTCATCATCCGGTCGGACGTCGAACCGCATACGGCACTCAAGACCGGCGACGATGCGTCAGTGTGCGGGCTGTGCCCCCATCGTCCAATGCTCGCGCAGACTACGGGCGATGCCCCATGCTACGTTAACGTGGGCAAATCCGTACTCTCAGTCTATCGGGCATACCGTCGCGGGTCATACGCGCGCGCAACATCGGTTGACCAAGTAGCCGCAGCGCTGCAGGGTCGCAAGCTCAGGCTTGGCACGTACGGCGATCCCGCGGCCGCGCCCGTAGAGCTTTGGTCGCTGCTGGTGTCACTCTCTGCCGGGCATGTTGGATACACCCACCAATGGCAAGCCCACGGGTTCGACCATGCCGCATGGTCGCCACTGGTGATGGCGAGCGCCGATACCGCTGCAGAGGCCGCACAAGCTCAGTCCATGGGCATGCGCTATTTCCGCGTATCCATCGGGGTTGACCGTCAACCCTTGGAGGTCACATGTCCCGCCAGTGCCGAGGGTGGTCGCAAAGCCCAGTGCAGCGACTGCATGTTGTGTGCCGGCACCAGTAAGGCCGCGCGCAGCATCGTTATCGCTGACCATGCTGCCGGGCATGAGAAGCGTGTCATTTCCATTCGTTCTATCTGAGAGGGTTACACCATGAAAACCATGCAAGCCCGTTACCCGGGGAAGTGTTCCCGTACTGGTGCCCGAATCAATCCGGGTGACACCATCGTTTACGCTGGAAAGGGTCGAGCCTATCTGTCCGACCTCCTACCCGCTGTTGACCCTGATTTGTCTTTGGCACGGTCAATTGATCCCGAACTGGCGGATTCTGACCCGGAGGCAGCATCGCATGCGGGCCGGTATCTGCGCCAGAGTCTGGAACGCGGCGTCTCCCATCTCTGGACGTCCGGCGGGCGTGAGTTCTATCGGAATCGCAAGGGACGGTGTGAGGATGCACCGTGCTGCGGATGTTGCAACGCGTGAGGGTTGACCATGTCCCGCTCCAACCTCATGCACCACGCCACGCCCCCACGCCCCCGCCCGTGGCCTTTCCCCGTCACGTTACCGGCCCCCGGCCACGCCCCGGACCCCAAGCCCGTGCGCGCGCCAGTGCCCTATCCCGTCAACGCGCCAGCGGCGCCCTTTTAAAAGGATCGCAACATGAACCCGATCATGATCCCCTGTCTTGACCCCGACAAGCCCCTCACCCGCGAAGAGCTGGACGACGAACGCCGGGAGGGATACCCTGCCGGCCAGCTTGCCCGATTGCGCGAGTATGCGGAACGCATAGAGCTTGCAGAAACCCGCGAGGAATTGGGCAAGCTATACGAAGACATTGTTGGTTACAACTTGCTGGAAGACATGCCAGACGCCACCGAGGAATACTTGCGCGATATGTGCGAGGGCTTTCTGCGCGAGGAGTGCGATTCGCTGGGTATTGACTGCGATGACGTATTCAACCCTTGCGTGACGGACGACACGCGATCCTACGGCCCATGGGGGCGCCCGTGAGAGTATTAGCCGCATGCGAGTATTCCGGCACAGTCAGGGACGCCTTCCGACGCCGGGGGCATGATGCCGTGTCGTGCGACCTCCTGCCGACTGATGCCCCGGGGCCGCACTATCAAGGCCCCGTGCAGGACATCATGGGCGACGGATGGGACCTGATGATCGCCCACCCGCCCTGCACCTATCTGTCGGTCAGTGGGATGCATTGGACGACACGGGGCCTGCGCGACCCGCAACTGACCGAGGATGCACTGGCGTTTGTTCGCATGCTGATGGACGCGCCAGTGCCACGCATTGCGGTAGAGAACCCGGTATCGGTCATCAGCACCCGCATACGCAAGCCCGACCAGATCATCACCCCGTCGCAGTTCGGGCATGACGCCAGCAAGAAAACCTGTCTCTGGCTGCAGGGGCTGCCCCTGCTTCGGCCTACGCAACTGGTCGAGCCGCGCATCGTCAACGGGCGCAAACGCTGGGGGAATCAAACCGATAGCGGGCAGAACCGCCTGAGCCCTAGCCCTGACCGATGGAAGATCAGGAGCGCCACATATCCCGGCATCGCCCAAGCGATGGCTGACCAATGGGGGTCACTGTGATCTGGGCCGGCCTAGCCCTTTTGCTGGCGGCTGGACTGATCATCATCCTTGATCTATAGTCGGGCCTGCCAAGTCTCCCTCTGAAGCCCCCACGGGGCCTTAAGCCCGTCCAGCCATAAGCCGGACGGGCTTTTCTTTCACCCCTTCACTCGCGCGATGATATCGGCGGCGCTGGGCTCGGGCAGGTCCACCAAACGGCGCGCCTCAGACTTGCTCCCCGTCCAATCAGGCGCGCGGAACACGTGTTTCTTCGTCGGGTGGTCCGTACTGTAAACCCGCCCCATGTCTTCCCAGCCGGCCTCACGGAACGCGTGCAGTAGGGCAGGCACCACCAGCTTGATATGGGCCGGCGCACGGGCCTGCAGGCCCTCTAGGAACCCCTGCCACGGCCCGCCAACGACCCCACGGGCGAACAGGCCCACGCGGTGCGTCATCTGCTCCACCAGCCACGCCTCAGAACCCGAGAGCCCGGCCTGCAGCATGATCGCCTTTGCCTCCGTCATGGGTGGCGCGGCGCCAGGCTGGAACGTGGACACGTCACGGGCGTGGAGCCAGGCCGCCACGCTCGCCAGGCCACCGCCCGCGTACCAGGCCCACAGGCGCGCGGCGGCGTCCGGGGGCATGATCGCGGCCTCAGACCAGAGCACGAACCAGCGTCGATCATCGCTAGGCAACGAAATGGCGGCGCGCTCATTGGAGAACGCCAAGACCAAGAGCCTGTTCGCGGCGTCATAGGGGTGCAGACCCTTGCGCTGGATTGAGATCAACTCAGGCGGCGCGGCCAGCAGGGGCTTGAGCCGGTTCTCCAGCGCGCGACGGTCGGACGCCTCGGGCTGGCGCAGTTCGTTCAGCACCAGCACTTCGGATTCGAACGCATACCCCCACTGCGAGTTGATCTCCTCGTTCCGGACGGTCGCAACGTTGGTTTTCCCCTCGCCGCCCACCGCCCACAGGAACGGCGCCCAAAGCGAATCCTTGCCACTGCCAGGCCGGCCAGCGTGCAGCACGCCGTGGTTGATTTTGATGCTGGGATGCTGAACCTTGAACGCCATGATGTTGAGCACATGCTCACGCTCGGCGGGGTCCGGAATCATCCGCTCGGCATGCTCCAGCCACGGGCGCACGCCGGCGTCCGAGGCGCGCCCAGTGACTGCCGGGCGCCCATCGCGCCACTTGTTGCCGTACACGCCACCGGCCCGGGCGACCAGCACATCGTCCCCGGCGCTGTAGGCGATACCGTCCAGCACCCGCCCGCCCTTGGTCTGCCGGTGCTCGTCGAAGCAGATCGACGCTTCGATTTTTGGATTCTTGCCGTGGATGCTGCGGCAGGACACATGGCGGAACAGGGCGTTGAAATTGGTTCTGGTGAACTGGCGTCTCTCGCGCATGTCAAAGTACGCATCGTCGCTGACAACGTAAGCAAACCGGTGCCACCAGTCGGCTTTGTCAGTCCGCGCGGCCTCGGCCCGGTCCACCTCGGCCATCACCTCGGCCACCGCACCGGCCAGCTCGGGCGTGGGGGTTAGCCGTCCGATGGTCTGCAGCATCGCCTGCTGCAGCAACTCATCCCGCAGGCCAGGCGTGTGCTTCGGCCCGCCACGCTCGGCCACCCACTCCAAGAACCAGGCGCTGTCGAGGTCGATGCAGTGCGAGTGCAGGCAGCAGAACGCCCGCCCGCTGGGCAGGTAACGGCCCTCGGGGTTGCCGTCGGTGTGGGCCTCAGCGTTAGGGCACACGACCCCCATCCAGCCCTCGGTGTTCGGCCTACTGAGCACCAGCCCCTGCTCGGACAACCATGTCGCCACGTCGTCGGCCCCGTCGTCGGACAGGCGCACCGGGCGCGGCCCCAACGACTCCACCACCTCGGGCGTGACGCCCAGGCCGGCGCAGACCTCGGCCAGCGTGTACTCGCGCGAGCGGTCCCACTCCACCAGGCGCGAGACAAAGGCGTCCTTGCCGGGCTTGAAGTTGACGCTGCCGGGCAGTCGGAAATTTCTGACCGGGTTGCAGGCCCCCGCGTCGGTGTAGCCTGCAGCGGCGATGGCGTTGATGGCCCCGGCAAACTCCAGCTTGGTGGGTTGGTCACTGAAGACGTAGCCCCACTGGTAGTTCCCGGCTGACGTCTCCATGATCCAAGTCGGAGCCAGCGGGGGCGTTTTGCTCTTGCTGCCGATGTCGTCCAGCATCATCACCAGCACGTACTCGCAGTTGGCGGCGCTGGCGCTGGGCTTGCCCTCAATGAAGCGGTCGATGATGAACGACGCGGTATTGCCGAACCACGCTTCGCCCTCCTTGATCCGCCGGGTGGGCAGGTACGCCGGCCAAGACGCCTTGATCGCGCCGTTCGCGTGGAACTGCATCTCCCCGTTCACCAGGCGCGGCGTCTGCCGCACGATCAGCGCCGTCTCGCCAGCAGGCGCGAGCGCGGCGAGGTACTCGATGAATTCTTGTGATGTCATTTGCCAGTTCTCCTACTTCCCGTAAACGGTCATTGTTTTGATGCCGATGCCCAGCGGCAGACCCGCCGCCCATGCTGGCGGGTTGGTCATCACCCGCTTCATCAGTTCGGTTGTTCGCGCAGAGTCGCTCGTCTCGCAGACGATTTCGTCGTGGACGTGCAAGACCACATCCTCGCCCTCGCGCTCAAGTTCACGCAGCGCATACCGCAGGATGTCATGCGCCGCGGCTTGCGTGACGTTCTCACATGCGAGGCCCGGCCACAGGCGAGCGCGAGGCCACTCCTTGGCGTCAGCGGCGGGTTTCCAAGAGGCTTTGGCGTAAGTGATGCCATCGGCGTCGAGTCGTGCGTGGGGGTAGCAGAGTATGCGCCCAGACGGCAGCGCGTACCAAAGATGAGCCCCATCGAACAGGTAGGACACTCGCCCTGCCGGCACCGCCTGACTTTTGCGGCGCATGGCGCCCATGTAAGCCCGCTCAAGGTCCGACCAGAACAGCGGCGCCCACGGGTTCGCCTTGCGCCAGGCGCCCACCATGCGCTTGGCCTCATGCTCGGGCAGGTTCACGCCATACACGCGCCCCATCGCAGCGAACGCGCCCACGCCACCCCCGAACCCGCAGGCGAGCTCCTGCACTTTGCCGATCTGGCGCTGGCCGGTGGACACCGCGTCCTCGGCCTCGTAGCCCGCCAAGATGGCGTCATACGAAGTGTTGAACGTCGCGGCCGCGTTGACGATGTAGGCGTCCAGCCCGCGACGAAACGCCTCCAGTTTGGCATCACCCGCAGGCGTTGCGGCCAGCCATGGGTTCACGCGGCCTTCAATGGCCGACCAGTCAGCGACGACGAACTGCTTACCCGCTGCCGGGATCAGCGCCGGGCGCAGCATCCCCTTCAAAACGTCGGTGACGCGCTTGCCGAACGCAGGCACGATCTGATGTCCACGGCACATCGCATGACGGACGGCCTGCGGATCTTTGGCGACCTTGCGGGCGAAGTTGTGGACTTGCAGGCCGTAGCTGGACGCCCGGCCTGTGGCAGCACCGCCAGCGAACACGAACGCGCCACGCACACGGTGATCCTCGACATCCGCAAGCGCGGCCATACGGACAAACTTGGCGACCGACGAGGCCCAGAGGTCGTCTGCGCACTGGATAACGGTCGCCGCGGCGTGGGGTACTTCATCGGGGTTTTCCTCTGCTAGGATCAGCAGCGCGGCACGAACGGTTTTGTCGATGGACTGCTTTTCTTCTCCGTCTTTGTGGACCGTCATCAAGCGGCGCGCTTCGGGGCCGACCCGCGCCCACACCCACTCGCGCATGCGGGGCGAGCGCACCGACGTGATCTCGCCATCCGTCACCTCACGCACCTCCTGCTGGATCGCGTCGAGTTCTTCCACAGCGTAGGTCTGCGCGGCCTTGGCCAGGTCTACGTCCACCAGCACGCCGCGGTCGTTGATCCGCTCGTTTGCCCAGTAGTCGGACAACTCCTCGGCAGACAGCGGGCGCAGGGCCTTGCTGATGGCCCGCATCGCACGGACGTCCTGAGCGCAGTAGTGGACCAGGTCGGCTAGGTCTTGGGGCGTGTGCTTGAACGGCGGGATGCAGCACTTGCGCACCAGCGCAGCGCCCTTGTGATCCTTGCGCATACTGGCGCCGGCAAACCGCCCCACGTCCTCCAGCGAGCCAGGCGCGCAGTTGGAGCGGGCTTGCGCTGCGGTGCAAACGAACTGCTCCAACTTGGGCACGGGCGCGTTGTGGTCTGACCACAGGACATACGTCCAGATCAGCCGCTCAAACGCGGCGTTGTGAGCGTAGACGCGCTCACCGGCCAGCACGGCCTGCCGAACTGATTTTGGAAATTCTTGGCTCGGTTGCCAAATTTGCACCTCCTCATCGTCATGCGCATACGCCATGCACAGCACTTCCGTGCTGGCGTCTTGCGAATAGTTGTAAGCCCCTGCCACCGTGAGGTCGCAGGCGCTGCGGGTTTCGAAGTCGATCCAAATGGGCATAAAAAAGAACGGGGGCCGTAGCCCCCGCCCCCTACTCTCAGGCCGCGCGACGACGACGGCCAGTCGGTGCCGGCTCGGCGGCGGGCGCCTCGGCAGGCTCGGTGGCTTCGTCAGCCGCGCCGTCCATGCCGACCCAATGCTGCACCTTGAACTCGGGCGTGTAAACGCGCCCGTAGGACTTGTGCTGGTAGTGATCCTTCCCGAGAACGATCACCGGCACCGGCTTGGTCTGGTCCTTCTCCACCTGAGTGGCGATCTCGACCGCCAACTGCTGCACTGCGCGCTTGCCGCCGACAGAAGTCACGGTGTACCGCGCCTCCATGCCGGCATCTTCGCCGCTGATGCACTTCAGAGAGAACCCGACCTGAGCCTCCCAACCCCGCTTGGCGCCGGGGGGCGCCACGTCGAGTTCGGGCAGCGGCTGGGTGATGCCGACCATCTTCTCGCCCAGCACCTCACCCTCACCCCACGCGATGAAGCCGTGGACGAAACTGAAGGGATTGACGGCCCACAGAGAGCCGTCTTCCACCTCGGTCTGATCCGCGCCAAACACCCAGTGGCCGGTCTTGTCCATCTTCACGATGACGGTGGCAGAACCCACGTCAGGCGCGATGGCACGGAGGGCCGTGGAGAGGGACGAAACTGCCGGCAGACCGGCTTGAGAGAACGCAACGATATTGGACACGATTGAACCTTTCACTTCAGTTTAGAAAGGGCAGCAACCAACTGCTGCCCGATGAGCACCGCCGCTGGCCGGGGATCGCTCTCCGGTGCGAGGGTGTTGCCGGACGAGACGCTCACGACCTGATTGGCCGGGAACTCCACGTCTTGCTCCTTGCAGACCTTCTCCATCTGAGCAGGACTGCGCAATTTGATCTCTTGGTACTTGGTAGGGCAGATGCCGGCGTTGAGCCACAAAACGTGCATCGCCTTCTCATCAGCCCACTGACGGGTCGCCCGCTTGGGCACCAGTTTATAGCCTGGCACGGGCATGCCCTTCTCCAAGCGCTCCTGCGCCAGCTTGCGAGCGTCAGCGATGAAGTCCTCCAGCCGCTCGGCCAGCACCAGCGCCTGGCCCAGCGCCTCGGGGTCCACCGTGGCCAGCGCCGTGTGGGTCACGCGGTCCACTGCACCGCTGACTTGCGGGCAGATCGGCTTGGCGGTACACCAGCGGCAGTGGTCACCGATCACGACGGGCGCGTCAGGGCGCTTGGCGGCTTGCACGGCCACGACCAGTTCGCGTTCAAACTCATGCACGCGCTTGAACGTCGTCACCCAGCGGCGCACATGGGGCGGCTGCACGATGACGATTTCGATCTCTTCGGCGCCGTCAAACGCCCACTGCACCTTGCTGGTCTTCATGGCTGCGGCGGCGTAGAACAGACCCTGCTCGGACTCCTCGGCCTCGACCATCACGCCGTCACCGAACTTCCAGTCCAGCACGACAGCGCGGTCACCCACGCGCCCGATCAGGTCAGCGTTGCCGAACACGCCTTCCAGCGCCTTGACGCCCTCAAACTCCACTTCGACCTCTTGGACAAACTGCATCTTCTGCTCGGGGTCGATCTGGTCGAGCGCGTCAATGCAGAACTGCAGCTTCTCGGCCTGCTCGGGTGTCAGGTTGTGCTTGGCGATCACGTCGCCCATCTCGCCGTCGGCCAGCAGGTCTTCCATGCAACCGTGCAGCATGGTGCCTTCATCGGCGTACTTGGACGACGCCTGCGGCGGCATCTTGGCGACCAGCGCCACGCTGCCTGGGCAGTTGATGACGCGCTTGGCGGTGGACCCGCCGACTACTTTACTGTGCTGCATCTGAACTCCAGTGAACTGATGAGGACTGCAGTGTAGCCGACAAAAAAGACTTGCACAAGACTTTTTGCCGCTGTAAAGTTACGGACATGGCCCAACACAAAATTTCGGAGAAGCCGATGCTTGAGAAAGATGTCGAACGCAGGCTGGTCAAGGGTGTAGAAGCCCTCGGCGGCAAGGCGTACAAGTTCGTCAGCCCTGCTCACCGTGGTGTGGCCGACCGTCTGGTCGTGCTGCCTGGTGGACGTGTGTGGTTTGTGGAAGTCAAGACCGACAACGGCAAACTGTCGCCGCTGCAGGAGGTGTTCCGCAAGGAGATCAACGACATGGGTTGCGACTACGCCTGCCTGTATGGCGCTGGCGACGTGGACAACTTCCTGCGCTATGTGGTGACGGCATGAAGCTGATGGCGCGATTTATGGACAAGGTTGTGCAGGTGCCGATTGCCGGGTGTTGGATATGGACTGCATCGCATATTGAGTCAGTGGGGTACGGTCGATTTGGGGTGTCAAACGGCGAGGTCGAATATGCGCACCGCGCAAGCTGGAGACTTTTTTGTGGGGAAATCCCAAAAGGCATGTATGTGTGCCATCACTGCGATGTCAGGCTTTGCGTCAACCCCCATCATCTGTTTCTGGGGACAGCAGCCGACAACATGCGTGATGCGTCTCGGAAGAACCGAATCGTTTTGCCAACTACGGAGCAGCGGTTGCGCGGCGAAAAGCAACCGATGTCGAAGTTGACCAACGATCAAGTGCGCCATGTCCGAGCAAGCGAAATGAGCAACGCCGCGCTTGCCAAAAAGTTTGGCGTCGATCCATCAGCTATATCTCGCATCCGTTCACGGCGAACCTACGCGAGCGTTCAATGAGCATCACTCTTAGACCCTATCAAGAGGAAGCCGCTGACTTCCTGTACGAGCACGACCGCGCCATGATCCTCGCGCCAGTGGGCGCGGGCAAGACGGCCATCACGCTGACGGCCATGCGCGATCTGGTGGCTGCCGAAGGCATCCGCTTCCTTGTCGTCGCGCCGTTGCGGGTGGTCACTTCGGTCTGGCCTGTGGAGGCCACCAAGTGGGCGCCATATCTCAAGGTGCGGGTGGCGGTCGGTACGCCAGCGCAACGCATCGCTGCGCTGTACTCCGACGCTGATGTGGTGGTCATCAACTACGACAACCTGCAGTGGCTGGCCGAGCAGGACGTGCAGTTCGACGCGGTGGTGTTTGACGAACTCACGCGGCTGAAGAACCCCAGCGGCAAACGCTTCAAGGCTTTTGAGAAGGTCATCAAGTCCGTCGAGATCCGCTGGGGCTTGACAGGTTCGTTCACGTCCAACGGGCTGGAGGATGTGTTCGGGCAGTGCAAGGTGATCGACCAGAGCCTGCTGGGCCGCAGCAAGGGCGCGTTCATGCAGCAGTACTTCTACCAAAACAACCGCGGCACGCACACCGAGTGGGAGCCCCGGCCTGGCTCGCTGCCCGCCGTCATGCAGCGCATCAAGCCGGCCACCTATGTGCTGGAGCCTGGCGAGTACAAGGACAAGCTGCCCCCGCTGCACACGGTGGAAATGCCCTGCAGCATGGCGATGGACGACTA